GCTTTTCGCTGTGGGCCTGCTTGGCCTCGGGGGTGTCGCTGGGCTCGGTCGCGGCCTTGATCATCTCGGCCAGCTTGCGGTCCGTGGTGCGGCTGTTGAAGGCCAGCTTGAGCTTGGTGGCCATCTGCTCCAGCTCGGCGCGGGTGGGCGGCGTGTTGGTGTCAGTGGGCGCCTTGTCGGTGGCGTCAACAGCTTGGCGCGCGCGCTCAGCCTGCTCAGCCTGTTCCGCTTCGAGCTTGGCCTGGTGGGCCTGCTTGGCCTCGGGGGTCGTGAGGTGCCAGCCTTCAGCCAGTGCAGCCTCGATCTGGTCGTCTTCGACGATGGTGTAGTCGATCTGGCCGCCGTGGATCTCGTGCGGGCCGGGGGCCTTGTAAAGCATGGTGGTGGACATGTGCGCTTCTCCTCGTTCAAAAAGCGCCCGCCGACACGATCAGGTGAAGGCGGGCGTGGAAACCTGGCCGAAGCCAGGGTAGGAGACAACCGATCAGGTCTGGCTGAACAGGATCACGCCGCACATCTCGGGGTTGGTCATGCCAACGCCGAAGCGGGTGTCGCAGCGGTACTTGTATTTCTTCGTGTTGATGTCGAAGAACTTGTACATGACCACGTCAACGCCCAGCTCGGTGGTGGCGCGCATGACGCCAGCGCCGGCCGAGGTGAGGTCTTCGTCCAGGCCATTGCGACCGGGCAGCAGCTCGATCGCGCGCTCGTCCCAGAACGGGGCCACGTTGCCAGCCACGGTGTTGAGCCAGGTGATGGCTGCACCGTTGGCGGGGGCTGCGGTGACGTTCTGGTATTCCTTCTCGGCCTGGGTGGCGCCGGTGGCCGAAACGATCGGGGGGCTGATCGTGATCACGCCGGAGCCGCCGCCGCCACTCACGATGCCCGTCACCGTGAAGGTCTTGAGCTGGCCCGTGTCGGTCTTGCTGATGTGGTGGCAGGCGTTGACGCCAGCGATGGTGAATCGGTCACCCACCTTGATCGTGCCGGACGTGACGGCAACCGTCAGGCTCTGATAACGGTTGTCGACGTTTTGCTGCTCACCGGTGCCGGCCGTGCTCATGGCCTTGGGCGTGTAGTACTGGTTCGCGCCGTTCACGGTCACCGTGGTGCCTGCGGCGGCCGTCAGGCGGTAGGTGTAGTCGCTTTTGAAGGTCTCGAAGTTGGCCACCGTGCCAACGTAGGAGTTTTCGTAGGCGTTGTTCACCTTCGGGTTCGCCGAGGTCGCAGGCTTGGCCAGGGCGCTGGCCATGGCGTTGTAGTCGCGGGCGTGCAGCACAGCGATGCGGCGCAGCGAGTCGCCGGACAAGCCCTGCTCGGTGAACAACGAATCGGCGGCGGCCAGGTCGTCGTAGCCGGAAGCGGCAGCCGTGCGCTTGACCACCAAGGTGCCTTGCAGGCACGCCACGTTGGCGCAGGCGACGTTGATGTCCGTGGCCAGGCGCTGCAGGGCGCTGGTGAGCTTGCGGTCGCGCTGTTGCTTGTCGTTCAGGTCGTTGCTGGTCATCGTCCAGGGCACCGACTTGTCGTAGCCCAAACCGATGGGCACAGACAGCTGGGTCACGTCGTTGAACGAGCCAGAGATATCGGTGCCGGCTGCGCCATCGACCGAGATGGACACATAGGGTGTGGGGCGCCAGAAGGCGGTACCCTGCGAGCGTTCCAGGACGGTGGGGTCGGCGTTGTAGATCGAGACGTTGCGGCCGAAGGTGAGACGGTCTTCGAAACCGGCGATCAGCTCGTCGAAGAAAACGGTCTCCTGCTTGGAGAACGCGGTTGCGCCCAGCACGAGGCCGGTGCTGGTCATGAAGTTGAAGATGGTGTCGTGCAGGCCGTGACCGACATAGGCAACGGCGGCGAGGACGAAGGCGATGGGGCGAGTGAAGAGGCGCGTGGTGCGCATGATGGGCTCCAGGTGGATGAGTGGAAGCTCGGCTGGTGCCGTGCTGCTTGACTCATCCGCTCAGGGCCGGACGGTGGCCGCCATCACTGCCCGTTGACGGTGGGCGAGGCCGCGGCGCTTTTGGCGCGCCGGACCGAAGGTTATCAGGCCTGGCGCTTTTTGTCGCGCAGGTACTGGGTCACCTTGGTTCGATCACCCGTGCGATCCGCTTCGGCGCGCAAGGATTCCAGGGTCTTGTCGGTTGTGCCGGCCAGCGAGCCAGAGCCGCGAATCACGCGCTCGGTCGGGGGAGCGGCGCGGCGTGGTTCGATCTTTAATTTGGTCTCCAGTTGGGCCAGCGCCCAGGTGAAGTGCGCGGGGTTCTGGATGGCGGCCAGCTCCTTGAGCTTGGCGGGGTTCTTGCCCAGGGCGTACTGCAGGGCTGCCGAGTTCTGAGCGCAGTCGATGAGGATGCCGCGCTGCACCACGCTGAAGCCGTCTTCAACTGCGGCGGCCGCGTCGTCAAAATCGGGCACGCGCAGCGCCTTCTTGGCTTCATCGTGGGCGGCCAGCTTCTTTTCCCATGCGGCCTGCTGAGCGCGCTTGGTCTCTTCATGGGTGCGCGTCTGCTCGTCGAGCTTGCGCTTGGTGGTGTGCCACTCTTCAAGCTTAGATTCGAACGCGGCTTCATCGAACTCGCACGAAGCCAGCGTCGGCTTGTCGCCCAGCACCAGGGCGGCCGGCTGGCCTTGTTGCGCGCCCTTCAGGCGGGCGATCTCGGCGTCACGCTCGCGCAGGGCGCGGTCCTTCTCGCGGTTGGACTTGCGCAGATCCTTGAGCCACTGTGGTGCCCGGGCGGGGTCTTCTTCCTCGGCGGGCGGGGGCTCGTCGCCGATGGTGACAACCACCTCTCCGGGCTCTTCACCATCGCCACCCTCGGCGGCTTCGCCTTCGATCTCGACAGCTTCGCCAACCACCTCGCCGGGCTCGCGCTCGGTGGCTTTTTTGTCGTCGCCTGTGGCGGCACCGCCGCCCGTCAAGTTGTCGTCGTCCTGGTTCAGATCATCGCCGGCCATGTCTCGTCCTTTGTCTGGTGCAAGGGTGGGTTTCGCGCGATGATATTCAAATGCTTTGAACGATTCAAGGCATTACGTTCGATTTCATTGAAATACAGGCGGTTGCGGCAGCATCTGAGCCTGCTTGGTGGACATGAGCATGTCGTGCAGGGCTTGAGCGCTGGCGATCTGCTGCTCGTTGTGCGCGCCCATGGTTTCCGCCATGGTCTTGGCGGTCTGAGCGCGCTTGAGCTGAGCGTCGGCCACGCTTTGCACGGTCTTGGCGCGACCCAGGGCAGCGTCTGCCTGGGCCTGTTCCGCTGCAGCCATGAGGTACTGAGCCTGCGGGTCTGGTGGCGTGTTTTGCTGCTCGGCGGCCAGCTCCTGCTTTTCCTCTTCGGTAGGCTTGACCACGCCCAGGCGCACCAGCTTGTTGCGGTAGTAGTCGCGCACCTCCTGCAATCCTTCGCCTTCCATGTTCATCATTGCCGTGGCCGTGAGCACAGCCCGGTCGTTGTCGTCGGTGGTGATCGAGGCCATGCCGGTAAGCGCCCGCACGGTCGATGCGCGACGGCTCGACGAGGATGGGCCCACGTCCGCCCAGCAGTCGAAGTTCGCGCCGTCCATGTCGTTCTCGACGTACTGCTCGTTGGTTTCCGCGTTGAATGACGGCTGATTGACCACCACCGAATCGACCTCGCCGTCCGTCGACACGGTCTTCATGCGCCGACCCTGCTCGGGCGTGACGTCCTTCTTCATGGACAGCCAGATTTCGCCCGAGCGCTTGACCGCGATGGCCAGGTTGTCCATGTAGATGAAGCTCTGCATGTCCAGGCGGTTCTGGATCAGCTCCACCGCTTTGCCTGACAGGTTGGGCTGGATCTGCTCACCGGCTTGCTGCGCGCCCAGCAGATCGTCCAGGGCCTGACTGGCGATCTGGATGAGCGCGGCCATGGCGGGCGGGACGTTGGGGGCCTTGGTGTAGGCCAGCGGGGTGGCCGAGCCAGGAATGGGGTTGCCGTCCGCGTCGCGCAGCTGGTTGAGCAGCAAGTAGGGGTAGCGCTCGACGTTGTCGCGCGCCCACATGGTGGCGTGGCCCAGGATCTGCTCGGGCGAGAGGATGGGCTTTTCGGTGTCGAAGCGGGACGCGATCTCAGTCAGCCACGACAGCAGCGAGTTCTGCAGGCGCTGCGCATCCTTGGCCAGGCGCACGTGGCCCATGCATCGCTCGATGTTGTCGATGAACCAGCGCTTGCCATAGACGGGCACGATGGGAATGTGTTTGCCGGCGATGTGACCTTCGTCTTCCTCGACTTGCTGGCCGCTGAGGATGAGCTTGCGCACGCGGCGGCGCTTGACGCGCTTTTGGCGCACCTCACGGAAGCCGGTGGCCTGCAGCGTGGCGGCACGCTCATCGTCGTCCTGCAGCTCAGCTGCGGCGACCTTGATCTCTTGGCCGTCAAGCCCACGGAAGAAGTGCACTAGCTCGCTCACCTCTTCGACCCGGTAGTACTCGGCCACGTACACCACATCGGGGGTGAGCCAGTCGAACTCACGCTGGTGCACCGCCTTGTTCCAGGTGCTGGGGTTGTGGCCAAACTGCTCTTCGAACGCGGCGTGCGTCATCGAGGTGAGCACAAAACAGCGTTTGGCGTCGCTCTTGTCCTGGCGCTTGGCGTCCAGGTCGAAGAACACGGACGAGTCAGCATCAAAGATGGGCTCAATGCGCACCGTCTGCTGATCGTTGTCGTCGTCGTCCTCGTCCTCGTAGCAGGCCCGCAGCCGCCAGGCTCCAAAGCCGCCACCGACCGCCTCTTCGAAACCGTTGTCGTAGGCTTCCTGGGCGCCGCTGTCGCGCTCGTCGGCGCGGTACAGGCCGTCGCACGTGTCGGCCATCTTGGTGTTGGTGGTGCCGTCCTTCGGGATGAAGGTGGCGGTGACGCGGTTATTGCGGTACTCGCTGATGATGCGGATGACCGCCAGGTGCACCTTGTTGAACTCGAAGCGCACCCGGTTTTCGAACTGCTCGCCCATGGGCCCTTCCCACTGGGCCCCAGCGATCGAATAGAAGCGACGGTCTTGCAGGCACTGCAGGCGCTCGTTGCGCATGGCCTGCTGGATGCGTTCGAACTCTTCGAGCGCTTCGGTGTGGATCTGCTTGAGCTTTTCGGCTTTGCTGAGCTGCGCCATGGTCATCTGTCCCGTGAGGGTGATGAGCTGCTGGCGACTCGAAGTACTCAGCGGGCCGCGAGGCCGAGAGGTGTGGGCGGCCGGTGCGTGTCACGGCATATCAGACGGCCGGCTCGCCATCCCTGCCTTGCGACAAGTTCGCCCACGGTGCGCAGTTTAGCGGCGAGGCGTCATCGGCGCCAAGGGCTGGCCACAGGAATCGGCTCGACATGCACCGCCTTCTGTGTCTCTGGCCTGGTCATCGAGGGGAACAGCTCGGCCAGTGCCCAGATGTGCGCGTCTGCTCGGTTCGGTGACTTCGGGCCGGTGTAGCCGCCCGTGGAGAACGCGCACATCTCGTCCTCCAGCTTCGGGAATAGGCCGACGTGGCGCACCTTGCCTTGCTCGTACAGCGGCTCAAACGGCTCGGCGCGCTGGGTCTTGCCCCTGCTGGCGGTCACCATCTTGAAGGGCACGCGCACCTCCAGCTTCTTGGCCTCAGCCTGCACCACGTACTTGACCATGCCCCCGCCGAAGTTGGTTTCTCCCACCACGCAGTCGGCGCGGTGGCGCATGTAGGCCTGCACCGCGACGCTGCCCCAGGTGCTGGGTCCGCCCTTCACTGTGAGGTCTTCGAGCAGGTAGGCCCGACCATCCGCCCCAAGGGCATCCACCACGATGCCGATCTCGTCGTTGTCCGCGTTCTGCTCGTCGTCGCTGGCGCCTGACGGGTCCACGCTCACCACGATGCGCACGAGCTGCGGCAGCTCGTCGCCGTCGGCCGTGCGCCAGCGGTCGATCACCGCCTCGTCGAACAGGGCGTTCGGGGTGGCGTCGCCGAACTCACCGCGAAGGAAGCGGCGCTTCATTCGCTCACTCAGGCCATCCAGCGTCGACAGGTACTCGGGCGACAAGTTCGCGGCGTTGTCGGTCGGGTTCATTTGGAAGCTGTCGTAGTTCTGCGGGTTGCGCAGCGGCTCCTTTGTGTCGGGGTCGACCTTCTGTTTGAAGAC